GAGCCGTGCAGTCTCTTGGCATTTTGGTTAGCACAGAAGTAACTGTTTTGGTCATGTAAGTCTCAACAACCCAATTTAGGAGAGCCTATACCTATGGCGCTGTGCTCTCCTTTGGTCTTCTCGGAACACCAGTGTAGTTTTATGTCTTCGGACGTCTTTGGATGGTTGTGTCATCCAAAGATTGGTGTGTACCTATTCAGGTTGGTATCCACACCTATATTAAAGCTTTTGTAAAATTCCTCTATTGATAATTGCCAATGGACTGGTATATTAAATGCTTTATGGAATGAAATTCTTGTTTCAGGATGTACATCACGTTCCTTTCGGTTCATATTACGTGCCATCCAAAACAATCCGGTTTGCATATTCTTTCCATCTTTCCAGCATTTGGCTCCTTTGCCGTATCTCTCCATTGTTTTATAAAATTCTTGCCACACAGGGATTCCACCTGTTAAAGACAATCCTCCTTGTCCAACACATTGTGCCCAACTACGTGCGTTTTTCTCGTTGATGAGCGGTTTTACTGATATTGAATCTTTTGCGATTGCTTTCTGCGGTATTCTGACCATTAAATAGCCTTCCGGTGTCCAAACAGGATGTGTCTGGCAAAATTCCAACTGTTCGATTATGTCGATTGGTGTTTCCATCGTTACTGTGAATCCAAGTTCGTAGAGGTATGTTTCAATTGTTTCATCAATCATCCATCCATCCTTTCTTTCACATACAATAAAGAAATCATCTCCTGCATCTCCTAGTCTTAGTTTAAAATCCGGTCGGTTATATTTTGTACAGATGTGCGTCCATAGGTTGTATATCATACTACACATTAGGAGAACATTACCAGATGCGGTGTTTACTGCACCACTGATTCTGTTCCCTTCTTTGTCATATGTTATTTTGCCATCATGGAAGTACGCGTGGCCTTTATATTTTATTTGTTTTTTCAATAAGAAATCCAGATATGTGTCGTTTGGGAAATAACGTTTGTATACACTAAACTCATGTTTCAGAGCATATTTGTGTACATGTACGTCAAATCTTACAGCGTCACCTGACCGTGCTACGGGGTCATTAAATTCATCAAACATTTCTTTTATGGCGATTCCAGTTTCAAGTGGGTTCATACTCTTGAAAACTGTTTTTCCGCCAAATACTTTGTCGATGTCTTTATATAACTGCTTTTCTATTACTTTAATATATCTTCCGAGCTCAAGGTTGTAACGGGCTGACATTGGTGATATCAACCTATTAGCTGTGTCTTTAGCATATAGTTCTGTTTTTAAGAAAAAAGATACCCTGTAATCTTTTTCCACAAGCCCCTCCTCTAAGAGAGATACACGTGCACGTTCGTACATTTGATATTTCGGACCCTTATAGTATGACACGTATTTCAACGCATCCATCCGGGTGGAAAATCTTATGTGCCGAGCGATCGCTCTCTTAAATGGTTTCATGGCTTTATTGAACTTAACTGGATCGACGGTGGGAGTTTTGGTGAAACCCCCGTTTATCTTATCCGGGACGTACTCTGCCCTTTCGGTTATTGTACGTATCATTGTGTCAACATTGTGCTCGAAAATTTTATATTTACAATCTGGCGATAATCCAGAAAATAATGTACAAGGCTGTTGGCCTTTTGGTAGCCCCCTATAATACCTCTTCACGACTAACCCGGGGACTATCAACTTACACCTAGTGTTGTTGTTGATAGATCGTGGGAGGTTTACAGGGGCCCCTCACCGGGAGCTGGATGCCATGCCCACTAGGTGGTACCATGGTATCCAGTCTCCTGGTTTCCGATAGAAGCGCCAGGTACGTTCGTTCATCAAATTTAACAAATGTTGAACTTCTGTACACTCGAACAGGCGTTTGGCTAGTATATCGGATTCGGTGGGGACTAGTGCGAATGCAATTGCGATTGGTAATTGTTCACTGATAGCGCTTTCTCTCATGCCACGTTCACGCATTTTTGTTAATATGTAATGGTGTGCTTGGGTCTGTGACAAGTCATCGTTTTTGAGTCGGTAATTATTCCTACACTCTAACGCGAATTCTGCTATCCGTGGTCCAATTTGGTGAACTTCGAATCGTATTCTTTTGCGGGGATTTCGTTTATTTTGTGGTTCATTACACACCTGCTGGTGTAATACTACTGCGTTGGACGGCATCGGTCCTTTTCCATCATTGTTCCTTATTATTATTTTGTTTTCGGGCATGAATCCATTTTCTATTGGTATTCTTTCAACCTCGCCAAATTTTATCGCTTCGACGGGGATTGCAATGGTGGTGTTGTTATCTTCAAGTATCTCTTCCTCAATTAACTCTCTACGTTGATTGGATACAATATTAAATAGTTTGTTTGCATTATTGTCAGAAGATCTCGGCTTGAAATAACGACCCACACTTCGAGTGATGTGGGTGGCATGCCGTGTTAAACTTGTGGTAGCTTTACCTGTATAAAGGATCAGTTTATACGAGTGCTTACCCACCTTGTTCATTGCACGGCTGGTTGCTTTTAGTGCTGCTGTTGTCAATTCAATGTTGGCGACCCTTCGTCGAAATCTAGTTTCTTCGTCGGGTCTATAATAATGTGCTCTCATGGGTACTTTGTATCATTTTCTTAAATTGCGGTTTTAGCTTCACGACCAAGCGTTTTAGAGTTGACTCTCCCTGCTTTGCCCTGCAGGACGGGGGACTAGTTTTTGGGGGCGATTTACGTAAAACCCGAGAAAATAGTGATTCGTGCTCCCTTAAAATTAGGTTTTTCGTTAAAAGGCGTAGCCTTTAACCTCTCCCTTGCGGGTGACCCTGATATCACTCATTTAAGACTTATGTCTCAAAATTGTTGTTTTGGGCCGAAAATGCT